ACGCCGATACTTATGAAGTTGAGGCCAAGGATAATGTCACTGGAGCGACTGTATTAGCTAACGCATCCGATACAGGCAATGGTGGCGCTTCCGTAGTCGGTGCGTATCAAATCCGTACTGGTGAGCCTTACGCTGTCCCACTTACAGGTTGGGGAGGTGGCACATGGGGTGCGGGAACTTGGGGTACTGGTGGTACTTCTGCAGAAGATATTCGTCTCTGGAGTCAAGCAAACTTCGGTGAAGATTTAGTATTTGGGCCTCGTGGGGGCAATATTTTCTATTGGGATGCTACTGGTGGAGTATCCACTCGTGGAGTGTATCTTTCTTCTCTTGGCGGTGCGTCAGGCGTTCCTACACAGCAAAATATAATTCTTGTATCTGACATCAACCGTTTTGTGTTCTGTTTCGGTACAAATGATATTGGCACTGCTACTGTAGACCCTATGCTTGTGCGATGGTCAGATCAGGAAGATGCTACTAACTGGACACCTGCGTCCACAAACCAAGCAGGCTCTCTAAGACTTTCGCGTGGTACAGAGATTATAGCAGCTAAACAGGCTCGTCAGGAAATTTTGGTGTGGTCCGATGCAGCGTTGTATTCTCTACAATATCAAGGTGCTCCCGCAGTGTGGGGCGCGCAGTTAGTCGGCGATAACATATCTATCGCATCTATGAACTCCGTTGCATTTGCTTCAGGAACGGCGTTTTGGATGGGCAAAGATAAATTTTACAAATATGATGGTCGCACCCAACCACTGCGTTGTGATCTACGCCGGTTTGTTTTTAACGACTTTAACACTTTGCAATACGATCAAGTGTTTGCTGGGACAAACGAATCTTTCCATGAGGTGTGGTGGTTCTACTGCTCTACAAACTCTGACAACATAGATCGTTATGTAATTTACAACTATCTAGAAGATATTTGGTACTATGGCACGTTGGCGCGCACCGCGTGGCTTGATTCTGGACTGCAAGATAATCCGTTAGCTGCTACATATAGTTATAATTTGGTAAGTCACGAAGATGGACTTGACGACAACGAAACCGGAACGACTGCCCCAATAGCTGCAAGTATTTCTTCTGCGCAGTTTGATCTTGATGACGGGCACAAGTTTGCGTTTATCTGGCGCTTACTACCTGACATGACATTCAACGGTTCTACCGCTGCGTCTCCTGCGGCTACTATGACTCTACTGCCACTAGCAAGTTCTGGCTCTGGGTATAACTCTCCGGCTTCCCAAGGTGGTTCTAATAGCGCTGCTGTAACGCGTACAGCTACAGTGCCTATTGAAGAGTATACTGACCAGATTAACGTCCGAGTGCGGGGCAGGCAGATGTCAGTAAAAATAGAGTCTACTGCAGAGGGAGTGTCTTGGCAGCTAGGAACACCTCGTATTGATATGCGGCCTGACGGTAGACGGTAATGGCTAACGAGATTGAAAAGACTGAACCACCGGCACTTCCGCTTGCCACGGAGGAATATAACCGTCCGTATATGGACCAGAATAGCAACGTGCTTCGGTTGTTTTTCAATAGGTTAGTCAACACTATTAACACAGTGCTTAGCACTGATGATGGTGGCAAGTTTCTGTATATGCCACGGGGTCTCTTTTATAGCACCGTTGACCAAACAGCCGCTCTTGCTAACACGGGCTACCCCGTTGAGTTTGAGAATACCTATATTGGTAACGGTATTTCGATTGGTGGGGTAGACAACACCCGCATTACTGCCACTGATGATGGCGTTTATAACTTTCAAGTGACCTTGCAGTTGGAGCACAACAACTCATCAGCCGCTACATTATGGACGTGGATTAACAAAAACGGCACTGACCAACCATATGGCGGGCAGAAAAACACCATTAAAGGTAACGATGATATAGCAGTGCATTGGAACTTCTCGATTGACCTAACAGCGGGCCAATATATTGAGATGTACTGGGCTACTAGCGACACACAACTTAACTTACACACAGAGGCTGCTACAGCACCTCATCCGGGTTTACCATCTTCTGTAGTCGCTGTATCATTTGTTAGCAACTTATAGTGTACGCTTGCGTATCTTAGGGTGTTTTGTATATTAGAGATACCCTTTGAACAGGAGCGACACATGGACTTTCTTGAATTTTTTAACCGTTGTGGGGAACAAACCGTAGTTCGTGGAGACGTTTTTAAGCGTGTCACGTCTATGGATACTCCAGTAACAGAAGACACTACCGGGCTAGATAGTCTGGATACTACCCTTACCTATATGTTGATTGCTGAAGCCTACGATATAGACGAGGTTGAGGCTAATCATATGCCTCTTTCTTCTATACAAGACCTTAAAGACTTCTGCGATAAGCATAAAAAACGTGATTTTGACACTGTGGAAGCAGCTATGGAGGTCGTGAAATGATTTACATGACCTACTCCGCAACTGCCTGCACTACCGAAACTACCGTATACGAGGATATAGCGTTCCCTCAGCGCGTGCATATTCTTCCCGACACATTCCGTAAAGCTAAAACGGGTATGTCTTACCCACCACATAACATGTTTAACAAAGTGATAACGGAAGAAGCGATTAACTATGTTAAAGCAAACCCTGTGAAGGGCAAAACGGCGTTTATGCTTGCTGCTGGAAGTCAGGGTTGGATGGGGACTAGCGGGCGTTACGATAAAAACCCTGAAGCCGAGCTGCATTATAAAACAAAACTACCGTTCATTACGCTTACTAATATCTATGCGGGGCGTATTGCTACTATGTTTCATGTCCACGACCATGTATCTACAGATGCTAGCGCGTGCGCATCCAGTTTAAAAGTTCTTATGGACATGCAGAACTTAATGTTTCATTACGGATTTGATCGTGTGATTGTATTAAGTGGTGAAGATTCTGTTTGTATACCATCCCTTGAGTTTTTTGGCGATGCAAAAGCGTGTCTATTATTGGAAGACGAAGATAAGCGCAAGCCTTCAGCGTTTGATGACGTAAACCACGGGTTTCATGTAGGACAAGGAGCAGCGCTGACTATTTTTGAAAAAGAACACCCTAATATGCGTGCACCATTGGCTAGATTTATGGGCGCGTATACCTCAGCGGAAGATAATACTAACCCGTTGGGGCAGCGTGATGACGGCGAAGGCTACTCAAAAGCAATCGAAGGTGCATTATTTGTAGCCAAACTACATAGAAATAGAGTAAGGTTAGTCAAAACGCATGGAACTGGCACGCCAGTCAATAATGCTGCGGAAAAATCTGCTTTATTGCGCTCTCTTGATGAGTTCGTAGCGACCTCATATAAGCCACGCATAGGGCATACACTTAGTGCAAGCGGGTTATTGGAGACTGGGCTGTTGCTGGATGATCTTAAATCTGGGGTAATCCCCAAAATTCCCAACAGAACAGCTGACGATTCTGTCTTTCTTTCGGAAGACGTTCCCGCTTTTGATGGCGTTTTTCTTAGCCTCGCTGCAGGTATGGGTAATGTGTACTCAGCTGCGCTGTTTTCCACGGAGGTCTAAATGCCATTAGTAGATAGCAACCAAGAACAACTTAGCGGGCCTGAAGTAATAGCTATGTCCGTTGAAGAGTTTAACGAAACCGAATACCCCCCTGCTGTTGTGTTGGCTAGTATAGCTGATGAAACAACTAAGGATAATACCGACCTAGTGCAGATAGGTAATACAGTGTTTCTTGCACACAGAGGTACAGGAAAAGACAAAAACAAGATGGTTGGGCGTGCGTTTAATATCGACACCGGCAGAAATTTTGTTAAGAACGGGTTTAAGTATTTTACTTACCTGCAGAACAAAGGAATTACACATTATACGACTCAATTTTCTGGGGATATATTTTTAAATGCGTTTCGTGCGTTTCATAGACGTACTATGGGTTCGGATACAAAAATAGCAGTGGGGCGCACTGCGTCAGGTAAACATGTTGTTTACATGAGGTTAGGAAAAGAGCCGTTGGAGCGAGGGCTATAACTTGGCAGCAGTTATTGAAATTATCGAAGATGTTGTTGAGGACGTTATTGATGTTGTTGAGGACGTTGCCGACTTTGTTGTCGATAAGATTATTGACCCCGTTGTAGACACGGTTAGCAGCGTTATTGACGCTGCGTTAGATGATCCAGTAACCACAATAGCTAAAATAGCCGCTGTAGCTACTGGTAACGCTTGGGCTATACCTCTTATTGATGGTGCTAGTGTAGCGGTTAAAGGCGGCGATGTAGGCGATATTCTTGAGGCTACCGCTAAGTCCTATGTTGCCTCTAAAATTGGCGCTAAGGTGGGAAGCACTGCTGGTTCTTATGTAGCACAGGAAACAGGTTCTGAAGTTGCTGGACAAATTCTAGGCAACGCCGCAGGCAGCGCATCTGCTGCTGTTGTTTTGGGGCAAGACCCACTAGAGGCCGCGCTCAAAGGCGGTGTGCAGGCAGGTGTCAGCGCTGGGCTTGGATATATCGAAGAAAATTCAGGTGGGGCTTACAACGACCTACCGGACGCAGCTAAAAATGTCATCGCTGCGGGGCTTACAGCGGCTCTTACTGACCAAGAGATAACACCAGAACTTATGGCTAACGCTGTTCTGCAGTCTCAAATTACTACCGAGACGGTGCAGAAATACTTAGATGCAGACAAGTCTCTTACTGATGGGCAACTAGCTGCGTTAACAGCGGGTATACAACGGACTACTGCGGCAGCATTTACAGGCGGTAATGTGCCTGCGGCTGTTATGAGTTCTGTTGCTGCTTATGGCGCTACATCGTTTAAAGAATGGCTTGATGATTCTAAAGTCGGCGACACAGTTAATAACACCATCGACAAACTATCTGGCGACTACCAGAAACTAGAAGCCAAAGCTGATGAAGTAGACGCTAACACAAAAGCGTTCAACGATGCTGCTACCAAATATAATGAAGTTGCGGATGAATTGCGTCCTCGGTTTGATGAGCGTGATAGGCTTAAAACCGAATATGATCGCGCACTTCAGATATTCCAAGGAACTCCTAATCAAGCTAACGCAGACGCGCTTAATGCAGCTACAAAGGCGTACAACGATTACGCAACTCAGCTGGATAAAGACTATACTGAAAAATATAAGCCGCAGTTGGACAAGTACAAAGCTGCTGCCGATGCTGCAGAAGCACGCATACCTACACTTAAAGCTGAATACGATAAACTAGTAAAGAATATGACTTCGAGTGCAGATCGGCTCGAAGAAGACCTTAAGCCTGCTTATCGTCAAATAGACAAAGCCTTTACAGAAGCGCTTACTGGTGGTGAAGGTGAGTTCAAAGAGGACGAATATAAACAGCTATATAACCTCGATGACGATGAAGATGCCTACTACCACTATTTGACTTATGGAAGGCAGCAGGGCTTACCTGTGAACCAAGAGCAATATAATGCTGAACTTGGTAGAACAAAAACTGATCTGGTTAATAGCGCGTTAGAAAGTGCAGGCATAGTGCCTACGAGTCTTTCTGAGTCACAACTAAAAAGCATACAGCAATATTTTAACCGTCCACTTGAAGACCTCAAAAAGATGGGCTTCGAGGATGCAGGCGCAGACCTACAAAATCTACTTATTAACGATGCTAAAACGCTAATAGATGAAAACAAGAATGACCCTACATTTTTTGACGATTTAGTCAAAGAATACTACGGCGTAGACAGCATTGATAACCTTAACTCTGAACAAAAAACTGACCTACTAAACCAAATTCAAAGTGGCAGTAAACAGCGTAACGCGGACATTAAACGAGCTGATGGCGTTACTGAAGAAGATATTATTAACGGCAGAGCAACGCTTTCGTACAATAAAGATACTGGGCTGGTTGAGTGGGATAACATTGTATTTAGCGTGCCCACGCTACAGCATGTAGATGAATTTGGGCGAACTTTACTTGTGCAAGAGGATCGCACTGGTGACGGGCCGGGAAGTACTTTTACAAGGAAACTTACAGACCCTATCACAGGGGAAGTACTATCAAATGAAACCTATGAGTTCCAATCGTATCCCGGCGACAATAGTAGTTGGTATGTTCGCGTAGGTGGTTTTAATGTTTTAGATAATGAAGGGGCTACTGAGGGCGGCCCTATGCGTATAACTATACGCGGGGCATCTTTAGATAGACTTCAAGAACAAGACCCATCCGCATTTTTGGCGCAAGTATCGAACTTTAGTAAAGAAGCCGGTGTTCTGCTTGATGCAAGCGTAGGCAAGCCAATCTACGACTTTGCTACAAACCTAAGTAACTACATTATGGAAACCGAGCAGGTGCAGGACATCGTTAACAGCGATACGTTCCGCAATATTGCTGGGGTTACTACCGATGCTACTGGCGAACTCCTGCAGAGCATGAACACGCTTGTGTTGCTTGCAGGCATCAACCCAGAGTCAACTCCGTTAGGCAAGACAGCTAAAAACTTGCTTACAATGGCGGGTGATCTAAAGACTGATGAGTACAAAGCAGCTGCCGCAGACATTCAGAGTACTATTGCTAATGCTAATCTAAACGAAGATGGCACGCTAAAAACAAATGCTGACGGCTCTCCGCTGTCTACATGGGCGAAAGCTTGGAACTCTGTAAAGGCAATCGGCGGTGCGGCTATGGATAACCCCGGAGTTTTTGCTTCGGAATACATAGCAAAAGAAGTTTTACAGGAAGTCCCAGTATTTATTGCTAGTGGCGGTACAGGCAATATTGCACGCAGAGCCTTTATGGAAGGTGGAGAACAATTCGCCAAAGACATAGGACGTAAGACCGCACTTAGCACTGCTGCTACACTTGACGTAGCCGAATCTTTTGGGGGTACAGCAAACGGTGCGTACCAAGATGCCTATGCTACAGCCATAAAATCAGGAATGAGCGTAGCGGAAGCTGAAACCTACGCAAAAGATATAGCCATAAACGCTGGTACTATTGCTGCGTTGACCACTATCGGCACCATGGGCATCGGCGGTAACAAGTTTGAAGAGGCTATATTCAGCGGCAAGAAAGGTAAAAGTTTCTCAGAAGCCTTTGATATTATGGCTAAAGAGGCTGGACAGGAAACTGTCGAAGAAGGACTGCCACAAGCGTTTGTTGAATCACAGCTGTACCAACTAGACCCAACGCGCGATGTTGTCGGTAATGTAGTAAGTAACTCTGTTCTCGGTGCTATATCCGGTGGTGGTACTTCTGGGTCTATCTATAGCGGCGTGGCTACAGGCGATGTGCTGACTAACGCACTCGTTATGTTTAATCCAAAAGTTCGCAACATTTACGAGAGTGCTGCGAATAGCGCCGAAGGGGCACAGGCTGCTGCTAGTCAGTTTGCCGACCTTGGAATTACTGACCCAACTATACAGACTAACCTACTCAACAGTATTTACGATCAAGGCTACACAAGCACAGCCGAAGCCTTTGATGCTGCGGCTAACTATGCTAGCGGTACAGTTCCGTATCAATTCCAAGCATCTGAACTGAATCAGTTTGTAGGGGCTAATCCTGATGCAGACCTCAATACAGCGATTGATAGTTATGTAGACCCACGGTATTTCGATGTAGATGAAGTTATAGCTGCAGCTGCACAGGAAGGTATAACGCTTACACCAGAACAAGCACAGCAATATGTGGGGCAAACTGATGAAGCGCAGGGCATAGCGGATGTTCGGGAAGAGTATGACCCGCTATATACTATGGCTTCCGAGGTGAAAGAGTTTGCACCGTCTGGTTTTGGTTTTTCAAATGATGAGATAAATCAATATGTTGGAATGTCTGAGGCGGATGCACAGGCAGCTATTGACCAGTTTGTAGATGAACGCACAGTTACTGAAGACGAGATTCGGCAGATGTTTCTCGATCTTGGTTACACACCTACTGACGAAGAAATCCAACGCAATTTGGCTACAGGTCGGCGCGGCACTGACATTGAAGAAGGCACAAGACAGGCTATTGCCAACTATGTAGGGCCGAAAACTGTTACTGAGATAGAAGCTCGTAATTTCTTTGGTCGGCTTGGCTACCAACCAACAGATGATGAAGTTCAGCAATTTATTGGGCAAGTAGACGAAGCCACTCAAAGAGGGCTAATCGAAAAATATGTTGACCCTCGTATGGTCACAATGGAAGAACTCCAAGCTATCGCTGACATTGAAGGGCTGACTTTAGACGAGACACTTGCCGCAGCTTATCTTGGACAACAAGACGAAGCCGCTGCGTTGGAAGCTGCACAAGCCGCCTTTGATCCGCTAGCTACGACAAAGCAAGAAGCGACAGAGTTTTTCCAAGCACTAGGGTTTACACCAAGCGAAGACCAAATCAATCAATTTGTCGGTGCAACTAGTGAAGAAGAACAACAAGCAGCCATTGCTGAATTTGTAGACCCACTTTACACCGATGCAGATGAAGCAAAAGAGTTTCTTACTTCTCTTGGCTACACACCTACTGACGAAGAAATCCAACAATTTACTGGGCAAGTTGCTGAAAATGCACAGCAAGAAGCTATTAGTTCTTATGTTGATCCGCTCATGGTTACAGAGCAGGAAGTCATAGATGCGTTTACTGAGGCAGGGCTACCTAATGTACGACCTGAAGATATTGAAGCACTTGTGGGGCAGTACAACCAAGAACTGTTAGCGGAAAAACTCCAAGAAGCGTTACCCGGTGCACAATATAATGTGTTAACTGGTGAAATATCTGACCTTAGTGGTGAACTTTCTGATGTCCAGACAGAACTTGGCGAGCAGATTACAGGAGTTGAAGAAACTCTCGGCGAGCAGATTACAGGAGTTGAAGAGACTCTTGGAGCCGATATTGATGCTATTGCGGAGTTAGTAGGTAAACCAGCAAAAGACGTTACGCAGGTTGATATAGATTTCGTTGCCGACTTAATTGCACAACAGGAAGCGCTTGCTGATCCTAGCCAGTTTACATTTACAGAAGAACAGCTAGCATATGATGTTACAGGGGATGGTATTGTTGACATAAACGATCAAACTCTGTTAGAAAATGCTATACAGGGTCAAGACGTTACCTTTGCGCCAGAATCAGTGTTTGCACAGCCAGCGACAGGTTTGTACGCGCAACAGCAGCAAACACAAAATTTAATTACCGATTTGCAGCAAAATCTGTTACAACAAGTAGAAGACGAAGCTGCAAAGGCGCAAAAAGTAGGTAACATAAGGCAACTGCAAAATATGCTAATGCAATCTGGCGATATATACGGGCAACAAGTGGATGTAAAAACTCCAGACCCAGCCAGAATTGGTTATCTTTACGACTTTAGCAGCATCTTTGCTACGCCGCAGCAAGCAGCTATGTTCCCTAGTCCATATGCAGAAGGCGGAGTTGTGGATGCTACGGATGAAATATTAAGGATTCTTGGAGATAAGTAATGGCAGACGACAGCTTCCTTGATAGCATAATTAACGCAGGCTCCAGTGCTTGGGACTACATTACTGATTTTGACTTTTCTGATGACGGCAGCACAGGACTACTAGAAGATATTGGTGGGTTCTTTACTACATCAGAAGGTGGTGTTGACTGGGGTAAGATTGCTGGTGTTGGTGGCGGAGTAGCCAGTGCACTAGGTCTTTTTGGTGGTAACGAGCAGCGACCTACTGGGTATCAGGGTGGTATTCCTAGCTACCTAGCGACACGCCAGCAAGTGCCTATGGCAGAAATACAAGCTCCTGCGCAACCCGCTGCACAAGCTGGGCAGGCTTCACTGCCTCCAACAATGATTCCTTCTTCTTATGATCCTAATCGCCGCCCCGGCAGTGGTGGGCGTAGGTATTTTACTGATGTTCGTTATACTGCACCAAGCGGTGGCGATGCAGCTAGAGCAGCTGCAGCACAAGAAGCAGCAGCTTTGATGCGGGCTAATATTGATAACCCAGCCAGACAAGAACGGCGTATGCCCCCTGCTATGCCCCCTGCGCCCCCTGCAGGTATGGCTATGGGAGGACAAGTAAATCGGTATGCTCCCGGTGGTTTGGCTGCTATGGCTCCTTCTCGCTATCTAAATAGTACTGCCGATGGTATGGCAGACACTATTCCTAGTATGATTGACGGGCAAGACCCCGCTGCACTTTCAGGTGGTGAGTTTGTTGTTGCTGCTGATGTTGTTAGTGGCTTGGGTAACGGCAACTCAAACGCTGGTGCTGAACAACTTTATGAAATGATGGACCGAGTGCGTAAAGCTCGTACTGGCACCACGAAACAGGGCAAGCAGATTAACCCACAAAGAACTATGCCCGCGTGAGGTAAGATATGGCTACAACTACTCCAACGACTACCACTACTACTGCTGCTACCACTGGAGCTAGCGCTGATCCACTAGTTGGTAAGCAGACTGGTAGCGAATCCGCACTTTCCAGCTGGGTTGGTCCTTATGTAACCGAGATGCTTGGACGTGGACAGGCTCTCGCTTCTGAACCATATCAGGCTTATATGGGGCCGTTGACTGCCGGTGAGTCTGGACTGCAACAACAGGCATTTGGTGGAATCGGTGGACTTGCTATCCCAACTCAAGAAATGGGCGCTTTTACGCCAACTAGTTTTACTGAAGCGGGTACAGCTGAACAATATATGAGTCCTTATCTGCAGGCTTCTTTGCAGCCGCAAATTGATGAGGCACGCCGCCAAGCACAAATTCAACGTCTTGCTGATGCTGGTCGTCTCACTAAAGCAGGGGCGTATGGTGGTACTCGGCAAGCTCTTATGGAGTCAGAGCTTAACAGAAACCTCCTTTCTAACCTTGCCGGTATCACTGGTGCTGGGTATCAAAAGGCTTATGAGTCTGGGCGTCAGCAGTTCAATACAGAGCAGGAACGGGCGAGAGCCGCACAAGATGCACTTAATACTTATGGGCTAGCTGCTTTAACCAAGCAAGCCGATTTGGGTGCGCAGCAGAGAGCGATTGAGGCTGCTGGTATTGAGGCTGACCGAGCACAGTTTGAAGAAGAACGCGACTTCCCATACAAGCAGGTACAATACATGCAGTCACTTCTGCAGGGGCTACCACTCGCAGCGCAAACCTATTCATATCAGCAACCCAGTGCACTCTCTAATATCTTGTCTACATCCGGTGGTATTATGGACTTGTACGATATGTTGTTTGGAGACTAATCATGGCGATGGGCATTGACCAACAAATCCAACAAAAAGTAGATGCTTATCGGTCTGATCCGAATAAGTTAATGGCGCGTTATCAGCAAAACCAACAGCTGATTGATTTGCTTGCGTTGCAAAAACTTAAGTCGGAAAAAGAATCTGCTGCCCGTGATGTGCAGATGAAGATGGCTAACTCGCCAAAGACTATCGCTGAACAACGCGAAGAAGAAGTGCTTGGGCTGACCAAGAACGAACTAGCTGCACAAACAGGTAAACTGCTGCAGCAGCGTCAAGCGCAACAGCAAAAGAATTTAGCACAAGTAGCCCAAAGAGGTATTGCTGGACAACCTGCACCGAATATGGCGCGTATGGCAGGTGGCGGCATCGTTGCTTTTGCCACTGGTGGAGATACATTGGATAGTAAAGCCAAAAGAATTAAGGCTATTCAAGACGATGCAAGTTTGTCCGTTGATGAGAAGAAAGAGCGTATTCAAGCTATCATTGAAAGCGGCACACAAGTGCCTGTTGGTACAGTCAGCAGCGCTCGTCCTCGTGGGGTTATGGGAACAATTCCACAAGGTATGGAGACTAGCGCACTTGATGTTATTGGAGACCAAGGCGGAATAAAAAGTGTACCTGTGTCAGCGCAAATAAATCAGCAAACTACAGGACAACAACCACCTGCTGGGCAAACTACAGGACAACAACCACCTGCTGGGCAAACTACAGGACAACAACCACCTGCTGGGCAAACTACAGGACAACAACCAGAAATGCCTGCTGGCGGTGCAAATGTAAACAAGGGCGATTACTCACTTGATCTAGGCCAAGTAAAAACTCAAGTGCCTACGCTTAGTGGTGATAAATACAAAGTAGATTACAGCGGCATTGAAGCTGAGAAAGGGCTTCTTGACCTATACAAAGGATTAGCTGCAAAAGACTCAACTGCTGCAGCCAAAAGTGCACGCGAAGAAGCAATGGGATATTTTGGCTACTCACCAGATGAGCGTGCTAAGCTAGATGCTCTAATTCAAGAACGTAAAGATATGGAAACAGCACGGTTTGACCCAGATAAAATGCGCCGTGAGCGTCTATCAGCGTTTCTGCGCGGTACTGCAAACCGTAGCGGTATTGGGTCTGTTTTGGCTGGCGGTTCCGCTGAAGCTGATGTAGCTCGTGGACGGCAAGAAACCGCACAGTATAACCTTATGGCTGAGCGTCAGAAGATGCTTGAAGACCAGATCAATAAATCACAGCAGATTCGGCAGAGTGCCTACGGTGAAGGTTCTAAAGCCGCTGATCGTGCAAGCCGTGAGATTATTGCCGGTGCTGAAGGGCTTGGCAGACTTACTAGAGAAGAGGCTGAACGCCGCCGTAGGGAAGCCGATGCTGCGCTTAAGGTTGATGTAGCAGAGCAGAAGCGCCTCAGCGATGAGCGTGCAAACGAAGTGAAGATACTGGCGCAAAATGTTGATACTGCAGTTAAAGTTGATATTGCAAATATGCAAAATGAAACGGCTCAGCAGAAAAACAGCATCCAGCACAGTCACAACCAGATTATGGCAGGCATCACGGATCGGCGTTACATGCAGGCTACTCTTGCAGACATCGAAAAAATCTTGGCAGATATTACTATCAAAACTGATGCTGCCTATGCTGATCGTATAGCTGATATTGAGGCAGGTCTCGTGCCGCTACCAGAAGGCAGAACGACTCAGGATATGATTAACGCTCTTAACAAAGAGAAAAATGCTACTATTAAAGCTGCTACCAATGACCTTATTAAATGGAGAGGCGATATTGTATCTAGGATTCGTGATTCTGCCGCAGGGTCTGGGACAAGTGGGTTTACAGTCACGCGCAAACCATAGGGGGTCTAGATGGCTGTTTATGAAGTTGTTGGCCCCGATGGTGCAACTTACCAAGTAGAAGGTCCAGAGGGTGCAACCGATGCCCAGATCATTGCTGCTGTTCAACAGCAGATTGATGAGGAAGACCGCGCAAAATCTTTACAAGACCTAGAAACTGCACAGTCAGAATATGCGGCGTTGTTTGCTCAACCAGAAGCGCCAGACGAAGAAGGTATCTGGGAGACTATTGGTAAAGGTCTTGTCGAAGGTTATGGTGGTACGCTTGAGACTGCGGGTGTTGGTGCCGCTGCACTTCTCGATGAAGAAAGCGAGTTAACCGCCCGTAAGATTATTCAGGAGCTTGGCGAAGCCGCTAAATTTGAAACAGCTGACCGAGACTCCATAACATATCTTATTTCTTCTGGTCTTGGTTCCTTTGGAGCAATACTTACACCCGCCGCACTAGCGCTTGCGGCACCGTTTTCTGCTACTGCAGCTGCCATAGTTGGTACTGGTGGCGCCGCTGCGCTCGGTGTTGCAGCCGGTGCAGGTGAAGCTAGTGAGCGTGCTAGAGCCGCTGGAGCCACAGAAGAAGAGCGTTCCGCTGCTACATTGCGCGGCGCTGCAATCGGTTCTCTTGAAGTATTACCACTAAGCCGAGTCTTAAAAATTCCGGGCGTCAGCGAGCTTGCTGAAAAACTCGGCGGTGAAGTCGTTGAAACAATAGGGCAAAGAATACGAAGCGCTGCTGTATCTGGTGGGGCAGAAGCTGCACAAGAGGTAACAGCAGGTATTCTGCAAAACCTCAACGAGATGGGCTACAACCCAGAAAAAGAACTGCTTGATGCTGGTTTAATTGATGAAGCCATCGCTGGCGGCGGTGCAGGTGCAATCCTTCAAGCTGTTGTTGATATATTTACAAAAGGCCGTACACGGGGTTTAGGCGACACAGACCTACCTGTGCTTGAAGAAGGTCAAGAACAAGGGGAGTTGTTCCCATCTCGCGTGGCATCTCCGTATGTAGACTCTACTAAAGTAGGTGGTCTTAATTATGAAGGCGCCCCTGATTTTGCCGTAACGGATTTAGAAAACAGGGTTCTTAATGAGTTTTTAGAAGAACAAGAAATAAAACAATACACACCCGTAGCAATAGAAGCTCTTGCTGCAAGAGGAATTACAGATCCTACAGAACTACAAATAGCAGATACTGTACGAGACTTGCGTGACGCTGATGCGGCGAGATCTGCAGCAAGAACAGATACCGCGCAACCTGAGTTGTTTAGTCTTGAGGGGGATAGAACTAGACAGTCAGAAGAAGAAAGAGTCCGTGCAGAAGCCCGTGAACGAGAAGCACTCCGTGCTGCCGAGCGGGGTGACGAAGACGCGTTTGAACAACCTGATCTGTTTGCATTAGAGCAAGAACAGGAACGCCGCCGTTTAGGACCAGAAGAACTAAGACGGCCTGACCAGTTTATGGATACGCTGGAAGAGGCAGTGGCTGAAGAAGGAGCGCCAACTCAAGAGCGTGACCTGCTTACACTTATTGAAGAAGAAACTCAGCTCGCAGAAATGCAGGCACAAGAAGATGCCCAAAGAGCAGAACAACAGCGCGTTAGAGCTGAATCAGAACTAGAAACTATAGGCGCAGCTCAAGAGGGTGCCCGGGCACGTCAAACAGAGCAACGGCGTACTAAGATATTACAGGATGTTATCGAGCAGACCCCTACTCGTCAGGAAGGCACGCTGTCTCGTGCGTTTAGCCGTGCACTTGAAGCTGAAGGTATAACTGACACTACACCTAGTGGTACTGAACTTGGTACAATTCGCCGCGCTATTGATGTACAGCGTGCGGAAGCACCTACAGCTCCCGAGCCAGAAGTAGTTGAGTCTGCTCCTGAAGCTACACAGCTTGAAGAAATGGAATCTCGTATCCCTGAACGCAGAGAGCGTGGCCCTGAACAGCCATCTTTGCCGGGATTTGGTAGGCAAAGGCGCCCTGCTGCCGAGCCGAGTGACGTTGGAATTGCACCAGAGCCACGCGAGATAACAAAAGAACTTATGGATGATTTACAGATCGCCCAGAGTGCACCCATTCGTAAACGCATAGAGGGTAAAGACTTAAATGATCCTGCTGTCCGTGAAGACCTGACAAAGTTTGCGAACAATCAAAAGGTGGGGCAACAGACACGGTTGAATGTTAGCAGGATGCTGGAGGGTACACCCGATGAGCAACTGGAACTATTCACACCAACCCGAGGAGGACGAGGTAGACCTAGTGCTGCTCCCGCCGTTGAGCCAACACCAGATAGAGCTAGCGTTGAGGATAGTGGACCAAGCGTGGCAACATTTGCCGCCCCCACAGGAGATGCCGAAAGAGTTGCAGCACCTAGACCAGAGCGACTGGAGCGCCCTGAGCGCCGTGCTTTACTCCCTGATGTGCGAGAAGGAGGCGAGCCAGCTGCACTAACGCGCGAAGAAATTGAGCGCCGTGCTATGACACCACAACAAGTTTTCGAGAGGTTGGCTACTGAGCGAGCTAAAAAGGCTGCCCCTAAGAAGGCTGCGCCAAAACAAGTTACCAAGAAAGCACCTACGCAGGAACGTACTGCAGCTGAAGTAACTGCACCCGCCAAGAAAGCGGTTGCTAAGAAGGCCGCGCCAAAACGTGAGGCTGTTGCTAAGAAACCCGCGCCTAAAACAAAGAGAGAACGCATCCAAGAGGAACTAGATTCTGTTTGGGAATCTGATATGGAGCGTCAGGCCGCTGGCACAATAGACTTTGCCGCGCCGAATACAGCGCAATTCAAGGATGATCCTACTACTGGAGATGACAGAGCAAAGATTCTTGAACTCCTAAACAGCGCACAAAAAGCCAGAGACGATGTAGGCAAGGCGGCGCAGACATATTTTAGTAAGATGCAACGTCCTGTAGACGCACTTTACATGGCAGTGTACGACTTTGTTTATAACGATCCTGCGTACTTCAAGACCACTGATGAGATGGTAACAGGTAGGCAGTTCCGCGCCACTAAGGATATGGATCAGAACACGGTTGACTTCTTCCGTGGTACAGGCCGTGCCAACGCTGAGCGTACACTAAAGTGGGCCAAGGAGAACTTATCTCCAGAGGCTAACAAGTTTATAGAACAGCAACTAAAGAAAGAAGCCGCAGAACGCGCTAGGATTGCACGGTTAACCAGCGGTGACCGCGTTGCTGAAGCTAGAGCAAAACAAGAACAGTTGGAGCGTCAAAATCGTGCGTTTGAGCGGAAGCTGGAAAAAGAACGCCGTAAAGATGCCGTAGCTGAATATAACGCTATACTAGAAGCAGAGTCAGAGTATGACGATCCTCTGCTTGGTGGTGACCTTCTAAAACTGCTTATGCGCACCGATTCTGTCGTAAACCTAGATACTCCAGTGCATCAGGCGGTTCGGTCGGCTTTGCAGAACGGTAATCTTAAAGCCGCGCTACAAGCCCTGTCAGTTACAGGCACTAGCCCACGCATAAGGCAGATTGCTGCTAAACTTTCTGGCGTTGCTGGTGATACTAAGATCGAGGTCGTTAAGGTTCTACTTGATGATGCGGGTAACCCTGTGGCTGGTATGTTTGACCCTGCCACAAATACCATCAAACTCGATGCCGATTCTGGTGTAAATGCGCATGTAATACTTCATGAGATGACGCACGCTGCCACAAGTGCAACGCTGGCTAACAAGTCACACCCTGTTACTAAGAAGCTGACGAAACTCTTCAACGAAGTAAAAGACCAGCTGGGCACATTCTATGGCTCTCAGTCTGTAGATGAGTTTGTTTCAGAAGCGTTTAGTAACCCTGAGTTCCAGAAGATTCTTGCTGGCATCAACCCGAAAGGTGAGCAGTTCTCTGCACTTGAGCGGTTCATTAACACTGTATCTAACATGCTACGCCGCCTAATGGGTATGGACACTAAGCCACTTGGATCGGCACAGGTTGATGTAGACGAGATGATAGACGCGATTATCTCTCCATCCCCCGAGTCTCGTGACGCAGGCGCACTCCTTATGATGTCTACTCCTGATGGCGTTAAAAACATCATGCGGAATATGGGCGCTATCCAGAAGACTTTCTCAAAACCAATGACACCAGAAGCGCGGCAGAGATTTGGTGATTTGGCTGTAGACTTTTTGGCTTCCAGTACTGATTTTGCGCGGCGGCTACTTCTTGGTGTGCTTGGCACAAAGTCGCTTGGTGATGTCTCTATGCGCAATGGTTTCGGTGATGTTGGTGTGCGTCTCCATGAAACTATTGAAAAACAGCGCGGGGATATACAAGAGTCAGATAAAGAGGTTCGTGCGTTTATTGACAAGATATTCGTGCCTTGGGCGGACAGAAACCCAGAGGCCAAAACTGCACTTGACCGTCTTATTTACAGCGATGAATACGGCGCAACTATCTATCAGGTAGACCCAGCTAAACCACGAAGTGCATATGAAGGACGCACGGATGATAGCGGCAACGACTTAGCTAAAATATGGGACGCACAACGCCGTGATTGGAATCGGTTGGGCGCGAATGGACACCGTGTATATAACGGTATGCGTAAAGTGTACGCAGACCAGTATCAAAAACTTAAAAAGGTTATCTATGGGGAAATTGATGACCTTATGAAAGACAACCCAGACGCAGCTCGTAGACTAAAGAATGAAGTATACGCTAAGTTGTTTGAGGCTGGCACGCTTGATGTCTACTTCCCACTCCTTCGTCAAGGGCATTACAAACTAACATACGCTATGAAAGTCCCTAAATCGTCACGGGAAGCGTATGTTGTGCGGATGTTCGATACCAAGCGTGAACGTGATAGGGTCAAGAAAGAAATAGAATCTGATCCAGATGTTGAAAGAGGTTCTATTGATACTAGTGATGGTGATATGCAAGTAAAAGATTACAGCAATGCACCGCCTGCTTCTTTTGTTGGTGAGACTTTGAAGACTTTGACTGCCAATAGAGTTGACCCGAATGTGCAGGCTCAAATTATGCGTTTGTTTATTGACGCACTGCCCGAAACATCCTTTGCGAAGTCACTACAAAAACGTAAAGGTACGCCCGGGTACATCCAAGATTCGTTGGTTGGTCTAAAGACGAAAGCGTATGATATTGGGCGGCAGGCAGTTCGTTTGGAGTACGCGGCTAAACTGCGTATGTTGGAAGACGAGATTATAGACATAAAAGAACCTAAGAGAGATAGGTTAAAACTTTTTGAGAGCCTAAAAAACAGAAAAGGTGTGCGTTGGGCTAAAGACCAACTGACCGCCAGTTTTAAAGATAATAAAGAAGAGTTGATTGGACGCGCTAAGTTTGCAAGAGAAGGTGCGGCAAATAAAGAGTTAGAGCGTTACTTCAAAACTGCAAACCAAGGCGCGTTTATCTACACAATCGGCTTTAACATATCATCTGCAATGGTTAACTTGTCGCAAATTCCGTTGTTTGCATATCCATATATGTCTGCTAAACACGGCGTGAAGGATGCAGGTGCGGCGATTGGGCGTGCTGCCCAGTTCTCTAAAATTGTTATAACACCAACTCTCCCTAAGTTTGAAAACGGCAAATTACGAGCAGGGCAGAGAGATCAGATTGATGACTACTACGATGTAGATGATGACGGTAATTACACCGTGCGTACTGATTTGGATTTGAGTACTAAAGAAATAAACCAACTAAGGCGCATGGCAACAATGGTTAAGACTGCATCAGAGCGCGGCTATCTTGGGCGTTCCTATTTGCAAGATGCTCTAGGTTTGGAAGAAGGTGGAAGGCAAGCACAGGGCAATAAGGCGCAACAATATTTAGATGCTATATCTACTGCGTCTGCTTTTGCGTTCAATGCTGTAGAACGATTCAACCGCCAGACAATTATGTTTGCCAATTACGACCTTATTCTGGACAGGCTGACTAAAGATGCGCGGTACTTCTCTGAAACTCAGGGTAAATACATAGACACAAACACTCTAAGCCGTACACAGAAAGAAGAACTAGCCGCCAACGAAGCGCTGTACCAGACAGAACAACTTAACGGCGGCATGGTGCTGGAAACTGCGCCGAGGCTATCACAACAAGGTATTTTGCGTGTGGCTCTGATGTATAAGAGTTACGGCATCAATATGTACTACACGATGCTGAAGAGCGCCGCGCGTATGCTAGATGCCACAGTAGACCCAGAGATGCGCAAACAGGCAATGAAAGAACTTATAGCGGTACATGGTTCGGCATTGTTATTTGCTGGTGTGCATGGGGTTCCACTTTACGGAATCTTTACCATGATTGCCGACTTGATCCTTGATGATGACGAAGACGATGCAGACACTATAGTTCGTAAATATGTAAAAGAAGGCTGGTTCAAAGGCCCGATCAACTATGTAACAGGTGTTGATGTTGCATCTCGTATCCGCCTTACTGACCTCGTGTTCCAAGAAAATAGATACAACAGTAACCCTTCATTGGAAGAAGGAATAGGCTATTACTTAGGCGGTCCAGCGCTTAGTACAGGTAAAAGACTGCTTCGTGGTCTTAACGATCTACAAGAGGGTGAGGTAGAGCGCGGAGTTGAGAACCTCATGCCGCCTGCGTTTGCCAATGCCTATAAATCTACCTTCGGGCGCTACGCTAGAGAAGGCGGTGCGTACACCAGACGCGGCGACCCCATCTACGATGACATTACAACTGGTGAATTGATCGGGCAAATGTTTGGCTTTGCACCAACAGGCTATACATTTGAGCAGGAGCGCAACCAAGCAACTAAACGAATTGACAGGAACGTCAATGAACGCCGCACAAAACTGCTCAAAAAACTATATAAAGCCACGCGGATGCGAGATTATGATGGTCGTAAGGAAGCCATGGACGAGATTAGAAAGTTTAACGACCGTTATCGCGGCACTGGCGCTATGATTTCCGCTGATACAGTACGAAAATCATTACGAACACACGCTAGGACTTCTGCACAGATGCACAACGGTATAACTATCAGCCCTGCTATGCGGAGAGCGTTGATAGAAAGCCGAAATGAATGGAACCAGTAAAAAACCCCCTCGCCGAAGCAAGGGGGCTAGTGGGGAGAACATATGACAGCGGAGGAAACTAACTGTCTATTACAAGTTATCACAAAATCCTCCAGATGCGTACCCCTAATTTTCCGTCTTCGATGCGGACTTGATGTTCTATCTTCCAGACTTTGACTTCTGCTATCTTTTTAGCTTGTTTAATGGTGTCCTCTGTATTTACACAGGGGATAAAGACTGAGGCTCCGACAACCATATCGTCCCAACCAATAACGATTCTGACCCCATCAGGGTTCAGATCATAGGTCTTCAATACTCCCTGTCTCATTATCTAGTCCAATGTTACAGTCCACCACAATCACATCTGTAGGCGGCAGGTTCATGTGTGTGCCTTTACTGAGGCGCATCTTGGTCTTTCTTGCACCCAGTTTACTCTTGAGGTCGCTGACAAACGCACTGTAGTTGATCTGTTGTTCACCGCACCATGCTTTCAGCGGTTTCGGTATAAGGTACGCTTTCTTTAGATCAGTCTCATACCGTGCAACCAACTTACCCCGAGGCAAAACTTCTGGAACAATAAGAGAGTCCAGCCCATTCTCGTTCTGTTTGCGTAGGTCATCGGTGCTTTTAATCCATAGGACATTGCCCCAATGCTCGTGGATGTAGTCGTTTAGTGTTTCTTCTATAGAAGCGCCCATGTCGTTGACATTACGCTTGTTTTCTTCGAGTAAGTCTACAGCCCACTGGAATACTTTGTTTATATCGTAATTAACCAGCCCAACCTTCTTTGCAATTATCAAGCCCGCTAACGTCATTGATACGCCAGCAGACCAAAACCTGTTTTCAGCTGTTAGATTGGCTTGCTGATCTACACGAGACTGAACTTCAGCACATAGGTTCTTCACACCAGAAATGTTTTTCATGATGTATTGAACGAACGGAATACCGGCGTGTCCGTAATTAGATTGAATTGCGGCGCTAAACTTGTCCGTTTCTTCTTTAGTCTCGAACTGCATAGCCTTCACACGGCACTCAAGTATCCTCTGTGCCTCTGCTTTCGGCATAGACTTGGTTATGCTGATGCGTTCCCATATGCTGGTGTTTCCTGTTGTAACTGCCAGTAAACGCCATGACTCGCCTCTATGTCTTTCGGTATTACTACCACTAGACATACGCCCACGCTGGCGACCACCTGTTAACTGATAGGCTAGATTGGATAATTCCTTACCGTGAGTGTTGGTAAGTTCGTCCATATATAGTGGCAGGTTGTGGTAGATTTCGCCCCTGTTCATCTTGGTGTTGTATGTATCACGCTCGTGGATGATAAGGTCATCGGGCTTTCCCCACACCGAAACTGCCGCCGCCATGGCTGTAGTTTTACCCACACCAGACTCTTTACTGTAGAGATGCAGGCCAGCACAGTGTATCGGTGAGAACTGCATAAGTGCCGAGCCAAACGCTGTGCCTATAACAAACTGATGCAACTCAAAGCCTTCGCGGTTATAGAACTCGGCAGTCTGTTGCCAACCCTCAAGGCTTCCACGAGGTTCAAAGGCTGGAAACAACCCTGCGGTCTGTGTAGATGGTGGATTAAACTCTACACGATCCGAAAAGATTTCTTGGTTGCCCAGCACGAATGACGAGCAATCTTCATCTGACCAGCCAAACTGCCTATGTGCTTCGTCTGCCACGCTGTTTGCCTGTAATTCATTTACCCATGTTGTTGTATACTGCATAAGTTCGTCTATCTTTGTTACTGCCACGCCCTGCATAGACATGTTCTTTCTGAACTCCTCTCTTGAGGTGACAGCGGTTAGTGGAATCGTAAATTCTCTTACTCCATCCCTTGGCAGGTGCAACCGCATCACGATTGCTTCGCCGATTTCTATGTCTCTTAACCTTCTTACTACATATAAATCATTGTGGTATATGGATTTTTCGTCAATATCTCCGTCAGCATTTGTGGTGCGCACATATACGCCACCGTTTGCGCCACGGAAATATGGGCGTGGGTATGTAGGGATAAGAAACTGATTTACTGGTGCGCTAGGCAATGCAACGGCTGGTGCTTCTACTATGTTATCTTCTTCGGTGGCTTCTTTTACTTTCTGCCCCAGCACAATCGGTGATTTTATCTTGCCCCAGTTCGGGCAGTTAACGCACACATCAGGATTAAACTCATCAAACTTAGCGCAGGTATACGGACCTTTGATTAAGTCCATCTTCTTCGCTGTGGCTTGTGGTGTGTATTCGGGGTGGTGTTTCGATATAGCGTGGGCGGCTTTGTCACCGTCAATGCAGAACTTTGCGATTGACAATCCGGCC